TCGAACACCTGACCGCCGACGCTCAGGAGCGCCGCGATAGCCACGGCATCCGTCACGGAATCAAGCTGCTCGCCCGCGTAGTGCGATTGAGTGCCGACCTGGACGTTGTTGATGAGGAACTGCGTTGCCATGTTTTGAACCTTCCGCGCAGCGGGCGAGCGGTGCCGAAGCACCGCCCGTCCGTCACGCTACGGATCAGCCGAGCGCGTGCTCGATGATGATGGCGCGCTTGTACCGCTGCGGGCCGGTGGTCGCGGTCACGTCGCTCGGGATCGGGAAGCCCGTGGTGATGCTCCAGGTGCTCGCCACGATGTCCTGCAAGCGGTCGATGGGCGCACGCAGCGTGAGCCGGATGCGCTCGGTGAGCACGGACAGACCCGAGTTCACCACGTCAAACTCGCCGATCTTGCCGGTGATGCCAGCTTCGCTGACGTAGTTCGTCTCGCTCAGGTACTTCTCATAGAGAGCGCCCTTGCCAGTCACGAGGATGCGACCGATTCGGATGCCCGCGTTGTTGACCGTCTCCGCTCCGATGTCCTCGGAGTAGAGCGCGTTCGTACCCGTGGTCGTGGTGTCGCCCGAGTTCAGGCTGTCCGGGGACTCCGTGTTCATGAAGAACATGATCCCGCTGATCGCTCCGATGAAGCCCTCGTGGTAGATCGAGTGCTCGGGCAGCGCGGTGTTGAGGCGCTGGAACGCGGGGTCCGTGAAGACCTGCGCGTTGGAGTCGGGCGAGATGTGCGCGTGGAAGTAGCCGTCCTCGTGCGGCTGGACGTTCTGCCGACGCAGCTTGTTCACCGCGTTGATGGCGTCCTGAAGGACGAACGTGTCGGCCGCGCCGATGGCGTCCACCGAGTCGCCGCCGCCTGAACGGATCACGTCGGGCTTCGCGTTCGAGAGAACGGGAGTCCGCGCCGGGATCGGATTCACGAGCGCCGAGCCGAGCAGGACCACGCCGGGTCCGTTCGGGTCGTTGATGTTGTCGGGCGTGAACGAGACGACCGTGTTCGCGGGCTCGCCCACGACGTTGATGCGGATCGGCAGCGGAGTCGCCGCGCTCACCGGAGCAGGTCGCACGGTGCTGCCGGGGATCACGACATCCGTGAACCCGTTGAGCGCCGCGATGTGCAGCGTGACCGCACCGGCCAGAGCCGGGTCGATGGTCGCCGTCTGCCCCGAGAGGTACGCCGTGAACAGCGCGTTGCGGGGAATCCGGTTGAGCGACTGACCAGCCTGGAGGCCAAGCTGATGGATGTTGCGGAGGAACTGATTGGCGTTCGCCACCGCGCTCGTCGGCATGTGCGTGTCGATGGTTCCCGCGTAGCGGTCGAGTCGCGCTTCCCACTGCTCGTAGGAGACGGTCTGCGGCGTCGGGTCCGTACCAGCGGCGAGCGGCTTCACGATGGGGCGAAGCAGGCCGGGCCGCGACATGAACAGGTTGGTGCCGGTGTTCGCGGCCCACTCCTCGACCAGCGCCTCGGCGCGGTACTGGAGAGCAGGATAGAGGCCGTCGTGGAAGGCGCGCTCCAGCAGACCTTCCTGAACGAGTTGAAGAATCGCGGGCGGGATGCCGAGCACGAGGTTGGTAGCCATGAGAAAAGAACTCCTTGGGGATGCTTGGTTGCGTTGCCGTTGGTCAACGAAGATCGCCGCGAGAGTTCACGTCGATGGTCGCCCGACGGGGGGCGGAGGCGGCGTGCCTCGTCACGAGATGTTGTTGAGGGTGAACTGCCGAATCGTCTCCGTCAATAGCTGATGCCGCGACGACGCTTCTCGGCGTCCCACTCACCCTTGGTCATGGTGTTCGGCATGCCTGGTTTCGCCGTCTTCGTCGTGAGCGCGTTCGTCGCGGTCGGCGACGGCTTCTGCACCGGCCGAGGGCCAGTCGTGAGCGGGCGCTGCAAGGGAGCCTTCGGCGGTTCTGGCGCGGGCGGTGACGCGGCCGATACCTGCACGCGAGCGAACGCGGGCTTGCTCTTGGCGTAGGTCGAGAACCACTTGTCCACGTCCTTGTCGGTCATCTTCGCGGCGTCGCGCGGGCTGACCTTCGTGAGCACCTGCCTCGCGTAGAGGAAGGCCACGTCGTCAACGTAGTCGTCGCCGACATGCTTCGCCGCGATCTTCCTGATGATCGCGTCCTGCTTGTCGAAGGCGCGTTGTGCATCGACGCTCCGCGCCTTGTCGCGCCACTTCGTCGTTTCCTCCTGCGCGCGTGCCAGGTCTGCGTTCAGCCGCTCGACCTCGCTCATCTTCGCGCGCTCGCGCTCGTCGCGCTCCGTCCGCATCGCGGTGAGTTCGTCCTTGATCTTGCGGATCTCGGCCGGGTCATCGGTGCCGAACGCCTCGACGAGCTTCTTCCGCTCGGCGCGCTTCGCCTGCTCGATGCGCTCGTTGAACTTCTCCTTGGAGAGAAGGATCTCATCGCTCGACCGACGAGGCGCGGGCGGCTCTGCTGGCGTCGCCTCGGGCGATGCGCTCACGGGCGCGGCCGGGACAACGGGCGCGCTCGGTGTTTCGGGGACGGTGATCTCGGGGAGATCGCTGCTCAGGTCGTTGGGGTCCATGCGGTGTTGCTTCCTCTTTGCAGACGCGGACGGCTCTCACCATCCCAGAAGTGACTCGGCGTGCGCGGCTTGGTTCAAGCTCACCGCACACGCCGACGTTGATCACATGATCGTGGAATCGGCGTCCAGCAGAGCCGGGACGTTGATGGCCGAAACCACCGTCAGCGTCACGGTCGCCGCCGTCACGGCGTCCGCGACTGCGAACGTCACGGTGCCCTTGGCGAGATTCAGCCGCGCCTGACCAGCGGCGGGAGCGCCCGCGCCGGGGACGAGGATGATCTTCTTGCCGAGCGTGGTGCCCGCCGTCGCGTTCGCGTCCGCGAGCAGGATCACTCCGCGACCAGTGAGCGATGCGGGGAGCGTCAGCACGTTCGCGGCGACGCTACCGGCGAAGATGAACTCGTCGCCCTTCTCAGGGATGAACTCCACGTCCACCTGCGAGTAGGTGCTGGCGGCGAGCAGAACGATGTCGCCGTTGGGCGCGACGGCGATCTGTCCGTCGGCGGGAGTCGCGCCGAACGCCTGCACGGCGAGTTCGCCCAAGGTGCCGCCGCCCGCGCGAGCGTAGGCGCGCTGGATGCTGCTCGCCTTCGCATCGCTCGGCAGAGCGAACGACCTGAGTGTGGCGAGCACGTTCGTCGCGGCCAGCGGCGTCCCCATCCGAATCTGCGTCGAGATGGCACTTCGGAGGATCTGCCCAAAGCCGAGGATACGCATGCCATCGGCGAGGGTGTTCGGGTTGGCGGCGTCGAGAACTTTCTTGAGTGACTGCGACATGTGAGAGGTGCTCCTGGCGGCGGGTTACTGATTGCCGCAGACGAAGTATTCGATCCGAGACGTGCCCTTGAGTTCCAGCTTCTTGAGGAAGTTGATGTCTGCGAACTCCATCACGACGAGTCCCTGGAAGCCAGGGTCCGTCACGATGATGTTGCCGCCGCTGCCGTCGTCCTGCGTTCGTCGCATGGAGATCGGTGCGTCGGACTTGAGATAGAGGAAGTTCGCCTTGGTGACGGCGGCTCCGCTCGTGCCGTTCGGCTCGGACATCTGCACGAACGCGCTCGGGCTGTTGAGCATCATCGCGAGGATGCCGCTCGCGACCTGATAGCCCTTGCCGTTACAGCCGCCGCCGACGGTGGAGAGCGGCGTGCTCGCCACCATTCCAGGGAACGTGCTGTCGCATGCCGACGGCGGGCCAGCCGTCAACGTGCCATCGATCTTGAGCACTCCCATGTCGCGACTCTCAGAGCTTGAACGGCTTGTGGACTGCGTTGCCCGCGACGGTGCCGAGCGGGTTGCCTGCGTCCTGCGAAGGCGTCACGACCTCGGCAGCGGTCATCGGACCAGCGGCCTTGTCTTGCGGGTTCACGGGAGCCGCGCCGCTCTGCTGCGGACGGCTCGCTCCGTAGCTCGCGGGCTGTCCGCCACCGGATGCCGATCCGTTGCCGCGTGGGTTCGTGAGGAAGTCGTTGCCTGATCCTGAAGCCATGTCGGTCTTTCCTTTACCGTCACCGAAAGGCGACGTGCTTCCGTTCCCTGGAGTGCTTGGCATCTTCGATCCTTCTACGCGCCGTTCACCCTTGCGTCAAACGCATCGGTGAGATGTGAGCGTCGTTGATCGGTCCCGCGTCGGGCCACGGGATCGGAGTCTCACCGTCGGGCACGCGCCGCTCGTTGACGATCACCTGCATCGCCACGCCGCGCACTCTCGCTTCGTCCATGATCTTCGCAGGCGTTTCAACCGGCGTCGGCTGGCTCGGACCACGCGGCATCTTGCCGATGTTCTGCGCCGTCGGATTGGGACCAGTGAGCCGGAACGGACCCGCCATGTCAGAAGTCTCGCAGGTCGCCGGGGACCTGTCCAGCCCGAGCCGGAACCGCCCTATTGATGGGCATGTGGCTTCTATTCGATGGCGGGTTCGTGAGCATCGTCGCTCACCGAGAAAACAAGGCGCTCCTGTGCGTCCGCGGCCGGGTTCGCGGGGACGTGGAGGCGTTCTGCAAACGGTCGGTGATTGCCGATCCGAAGGGCGTCATCGAGACGCTGGATGCGGACTACCGCTTCCGGGTGGTGCTCGACCGAGGAATCGTGACGGCGGCGGTGGCCGAGATCGTGGCGTCGATGGACTACGACAACTTCAAGACGCGGGTCGCCAAGTCGCAAGGCATCGCGCGAGCGAACGTCTACCACGACGTGTGGGCCGACCTGTTGACGCTAGACGCCCGACACGAGAAGCGGTGAGATAGATCATGGCACGCGATACCAGCTTCGACATCGACCCGAAGAATCCGACCATCGCGCTGGAGTACGAAGGGAAGATGTACTCGCTCGACAAGTACGACGCGCTGATGGATGCAGGCGCGACGGTTCAGACGATCTTCTACGTTCTCAAGGACAGGACGCGGGTGAGCCCCGGAAAGATCGGCGGGTCGCCTTCTGATCTGAAGTTCGACGACGAGAGCGACATCGTTCTGTTCTAGTCGGCGATCTCATCAAGCGTCACGAGTACCAATCGATCTCGGCGATCGTTCGTGATCTTCTCTGCGTTCCTGATGCGGTACTTCGTCCCGGCACGCACAACGAACTCACCTTCACCCTTTCCGGTCTTGGAGTGAGTTTCAACGGCCATGCGAGACGCCGCCGTTTTCGGAGTCACGTTTATGTGGAAGACAATCGCATAGCCTTCCTCCCGTTCTCCGTTCGCCTTGAGCAGCGGCTTTCCAAGGTGATTGACGGCGCCGCCGCTTCGCGCGAACGATAGCGCGACGCGCGGGTTCCAACTCGTCGAGGTGATCGCCTCCGTGTGGAACTCGCCCTTGTTGAGAAGCGAATGAAGCGCGTCACGCGATAGCTGCCCGATGCCGCGATACAGACTCGTGACTTTCGACTCGTGCTCGTTGTTCGTGAGCGCCGTCTTCTCACCAGCGGCGGTCGCCTTATCAACGCGATCAAACGTAGATTCGATCTTCGCATGCGCTGACTTCGCGCTCTTGTAGGTGTATCCCGACCGACCGCCGCCGAAGCCGCCACCGTGCGACGGATACTTCGTCTCCCATTCCGTCTGCGTGAGTCGCACGGCATCACGGATCGGCCCGTAGTGGTTCCCCGTGTAGTTCAACAACTTGCCGAACGCGATTGACTCGGCGGCCTTCAACGACTCCATCTTGTCGTGAGCCGATCGTTGAAACGCGCGCTGCTCCTCGTAGGTCGCGATACCAGTCGGCCTCTCAAGCGAACTTGCGAGTTGACCCGTCTTCAGGGTATCGACGTTGTAGAACGTCCTCGGTGCGGCAGGTGGTTCGACAGGCGACGGCGGTGGGAGCCCTTTCTTCCGAGCACGATAATCACGCGAGGCTTTCGCCTTCGCTGCCTTCAGCGCGAGTGCTTTCGCCTCGGCGCTCGCGTTCGCCGGAAGCGGGGAAGCGATGACGGCAGCCTGTGCTGCTTTCGTTACAGCGACTTCTTCGGCCTTCGCAAGTTGAGCATGGTCGTCGAGGTTCGCACCCTTCATCTTCGACTGCTTCTCAAGCAGGAACTTGGTGCGCGCCTCCAGCATTGATGCGACCTTCGCGGCTGATGCCGGGTCAAGCGTCGGCGCGTGCTTGTCGAGGTATGCTTTCCACGAACCGTACTTCTGATGGAGCGCCTTGATTGTGTTCACCTGCTCGTAGAGCCCGGTGATCTGTTCCGCGCTCGTGACGCCAGCCTTCTTCGCGACGCCCGAGTAGTATTCGTTCTTCGACGGGCTGAAGAAGTTTTCCCATTCGGTGACTTCGTTCAAGAGGTGAGGAGGTTTCAACCCGCCTTGTGCGCGGTAGAGCAGCGACCCGCCTGAGTCGATGCGAACCGGCGTTCCACCGTGCGCGACCATTACATTATCGAGCCCAGTGCCGACGGCATCCCAGTTCGCCACGAGCACGTCGGCCGCGAAGCCGTCGAGCATCTTCGTCGCGACGTGCTCATCGAGCGCGTGACTCAACTTCTTGCCGTCGATGATCGTGCTCGAATAGGCGAGCTTGTCGTCCGGTAGCTTGAACAGTTCGCTTGATGACGCCGCGATGTTCAAGTCCTTGTAGATTCGGTTCGTCAGGTCTTCGAGAATCGCTTGCTCGGGATTCGCGTAGAACTTGACGTACCGCTTCACGCCATCGGCACCCGTGAACATGCCGCCCGGATTGCTTCCCTTCTTCTCGCCGACTTGGTT